TGCCTGATAGTCGGCTCCGTTCGGGAATGTTATTGGGTCAGAACCATCAATAGGTCTGCGGTAATCAACGTAACTGCGATTTGAGGTATCCCACCATACGTCGCCTACTTGATTATCACCCCATGCGAGTCCATTAGAACGTGCCGAGTCTGGTCCAACATTATAGCGTGCCGGATCGAGTGCTTCAGTGTAATCAACTCCAGCCAAACCAACCGGGTCGAACTTACCAAGATCAGGGTCGAACTGTGGTGATTTAGTAAGAGTAAATCCAGTAGTGGCATCGAATATCTGAGCCAAATACTCAGTGTCCTCAACAATCGGGATTCCATTACCATCAACTGGGAAGGTAATGTTCGACAATCCGCTCTGTCCGGTCGGTGCTGGGATTATCCACCTTGAGTTATCTGTTGTGTACACCCCAGGCGTTACGCCAGCGGTGGTCAGAAGATCATTGATAGTACCAGCGATCAGGGTGTACTCAGTACCTATGAACTCACCAGTGTTATGGAACCCTAAGAATTCACTATTATCTTTAACGTAAACAAATGCATTCACACCAACCATGTTGATGTTGTCGAGTTTTAGGTTAATCTCCGCAACGATGGCTTGTAGAGTACCACCGGACGTAACGAAGTTGAGTGTGTTACTCGCATTGGAGAGTACAAAATCAGCTGTAACAAATGTGGGGTCAGCCACTGTTCCTATGGCCGAGTTGCTTCTGTCAAAATCCTGAACCTCAAGGATACTATCGAATAGATTTACCGGGGTTCCGAATCCGATTACCTGCACGTCATCACGGAACTCATCAGCATCGACGTGGAACTGAACACGAATCCGATTCTCGTCTCCAAACTTCTGTACCTTCCACGCCCAGTCTTCGTATACGAACACATTGTTCGAACCAAGGATAGTACCTTTAGTGTATGCCGTTACTGCACGGACTGTACCCTTCGCATTGAGCATACCACGGAAGTAGTCGAACCTTGAGCGGTCGGATGCACCGATGATGTCCATATAGGAATCGTTGGGGCTCCATCCATAAAGGTTCCTAGCCGAGTCACGCAATACAGGATCATCAGGAGTGTCTATTCTGTCATAGAATCTTGTGAAGTCGAATGCTTGCTTCTCAAAGTTGGGGAGCAACGCACCACCATCAATAACATAACCGTCTGCTTCCGGTCTACCATCCCAATCGTTCGTTCGATAGCTATCAACACGCAACGTTGTGTGTGCCAGTGAGAGAACAGGATCATAAATGATATCACCAAACTTGGTGATATTGGAGAACACCACAACGTGCTGCATCTCAATGAGATTGATACGAACACCATAAATGTCAACATCATCAGTTGCAGTTATTTCGGTGTTTTCATTACTTCGTGCTACAAATGTCTTCCTGGAATCCACCGGGACACCATTGGAATCAACAATACCATAATATCCATTTTGCACGGATTCGATGTTATTGGATATTCCAAACTCTGTTACGAATGCCGACTTACGAGCTAACGGGCTATATGTGAACCTATTTTGAACAAGCGGGTCAATATCAGACTTACGGGGGTTCCAAATACTCTCGGTTGTTATCACCCATGCAGCAAACTTCTTAGCACCAGCCATCCAGTCCAGTTGTGCATTTTCTTCCATGTCGTTGAACACCCAACCATCTTCTTCGAGTGCACGCCCGTAACCAAGCATGAAGTTTATAACTTCCGTGGATGTTTCAAAAAACCTACCATACTCGATGGATATACGTTCACCAGAACCCCTCGGGAAGTAAGAGAATGGGATACCCTGTATTTTAAAGGAACGCATTTGAGCACTCGGGCTCTGTGTGGTTGCCAATACAGTAGCCGTGACAATCATACCGTCTTTCATAACGATCTTGTCTTCGATCTCAAACGACCGACTACTGGTAATGGTGATATGCTGTGGTTTCAACCGCATACCGTCAACCAGGATGGATACTTTATAGGTGTCGTTGTCGTTAACGTTGAATGGAAGCACTAAGGAATCAGTTATATAGGTGTGTTTATCACCATTCTCAGTTAAAATCTGAGCCTCGGGGCTACTGCCCTGATTAACACCAGTCTCAAAACTTTCTCTACGCTCGAACTGACCAGCAGCCGTTGGGATGGCAGGTCTATCAATCTCAAATACAGGAGTGCTTGGGTCCGTGCCATATATGCGGTAGCCGGACGGGAATGCACGCTCTATGATGACGCCAGAGGCGAACTTACGCTCGAATGGTTGTGAGGTATGTAGTAGTGTGTGAACGTCCTCAAACGGGATGTCGTTGCCGGACAACGTGGTTACTGTCGTTCTCTTAGCATTAATAAACCCAGAGGTTTGCCAGATAAGTGCAGGTTCGGTATTATCGACTATCTTGGCGAAATCGTTTGTTGGGCTCCCACCACCGGCAAGGACGGAATCTGAAATCCATGCATTAGTACCAAGTGATTCAATAAGATTACCATCGTCGTCTAGTTCAAGATGGATCGGCAACTCGTCGTTATTCGGGCGAGTTAATGTTTCCTCTTGCACAAAATGTGGCGCTGTTGCGATTGGGTTGGAACCGTTCTCGCCAATAGCCAGGGTTTGACCAACCCACGTAAGATCGACCCAACGACCATTCTTCATAAGGTAGGATGCAAGCGCAACGGAGAACGGGTAGACTGGTGAGTCATAGAATGACTGCTCGACAGGTGCTCCGTCGCCATACTTCCAGGAATCATCTATACGGTCATAATCAAGACTAGACTCGTCAACGATTCCAGCAGCGATGGGGTCAAGAAGTTCACCAGCGGCATCAACAGGGATTGGTGCAGTCATCACAAACTCGGTTCTTACTTCACTTGTGATTGGATTAACGATACCAGCCTGGAAATCAGCCCACATCGGGTGAGCATTACCATATCGTGGTGTTCCATCAGAAGCTACACTATCCGGTACGTATTGTGTGGTCCACCAATCGGGCTCGATGGTGTATCCAACAACTTCCCAAGCATGAATCTGAGGCTCAATAGTGTTGTACAGGCGACGATACTGCCCACGGTAGTTACCTTCAACACCAGCAGAGCTGTAGTTCCATGTGAACTTGTCGGACTCTTCAAAGTCAGTATGCTCCGTCGGGTCTTCCGATTCACGAACGACAAGTCGGCTGAATTCGTTCTGTATGACTCGACGATATTCATTATCACTGTAATCAAAATCAAACGAGTTGTTAAACAGTTTGATTACGTTCGTTGATTTACCATTATAGATGTAATACGCACCATCATCATTATTCAGGAAGATATCATCAACAAGCGCCTGGGTGAGAAGCCACGTGCCCCCATCAAAGTCAGCGAACACCGCTTGACCGGTGGAGAACACACGCTGGTTAAGAGTTGGTGCAACTATATCTACATAGTTAACAACTACAGCATCAACAGGTGCCCTATCGGTTGCTGGTGTCTTGTTTCCGTAGTAATCACCAAGGAAGAAGTTCGATGGTAACTGTCTGGTTGAAAAACTGGTGTCCTCTACCTTATATGGTACTGGAACCTCAGCGAAGAATCTATTCTGGAGATCAAGCCACATCAAATCCCTGTCGTCGCCGAATGCGTCGGTGATGTAACCCTCATGTCCACGCAGTAGTGATATACCCTGGGTGTCTGTGAACTTGGATGGAAGGTATGCAGGTGACGCACCGACCTTTGGAGGGGACGGTGGAATAAAAATAGGTTTGGGGTTAGTGGGATCAACAACAATAGCAGAACCACCATCAACACGGGTCTCCAGGTACGTCCCCATGTCCGAGTGCGCATACGGGAAGTCGCCAGTTCTACCAGTAAACAACTCTGTCAACACGGCATCTACGGCTTCTGTGACCGTTACAAGTAGCGTGCCAGTGGGATCAGCCAGCTTATTGGCTTCTTCCCACATCTGGTTCATACGGGTGGTGAACCTAAACAAAGTCTTCTGATAAATCCTGGATGACTCCCGGATGGCAGACGGAAAATCAAGTGGTGTTGACTGAAGTGTAGCCATGGTTCTGAGCAACGTCTGCTCACTATCGATCAGGGTTGAACCATTAGCTGGGTTTCTCGGAGACCAACGATAACCATTAGGACCGGTAGCACTACCAGTCGCATTGTCCTGAGCGCCGATGACGCCAATCATATGATTGAGGATTTTGGAGCGGGAGAACTCGGTCAGTATAACGTGATTGGGGTTCGAGCTAAGGCTACGTGGGACATCATACAGACCATTGGCATCCACTGGTTGAGTCAGTGGTTCATCGGCCTTAGCCCAAATAGAATGTGTTAATCCGGTAATGGTGTCCTTGAAGTATTTGTATCCGAGTGCGGAAGATGGATCACTTTCCAAAGTAAGGTCGAACAGGAACTCTCCAGAGTCATTAAACTCCAGTGGGAATCCGAGAACAGTGTCGTCACGCCCGGTTCCAACATTGTATGCGTATATGGTGGTTGTCTCACCGGTATCTATTATATCATTGAGCAACAAATCATATGAATACTTCTTGTATACCGGTTGATCGTTTTGGGCATCTTTAGTATCACCAACAACTTCGTCTATACCATTCCAAAATTCAACGATTGGGCGTACTGCCTGATCCTCGGACAACAGAGCAGAACGGTCGGCTGGTGACAAATCTTCAAAATGCCTCCACCAGTTCTCACGAGCCCATGGGTCTGTGGCGTCACTAAGGCTAATACTGTCAAAGAAATTTCTAATATCGTAGATGTATTGTTTATCAGTACCGACACCAGACGGACCAAGACTATTGGTGTAAACCAAATCAATAAACAGACCACCAGTAAACACTTTGAATTTACGTTGTGGTTTGATACGGGCATCTTCCCAAATCATACCTTCACGGGGGACATCGGGTTCCGCTAAAGATACTACTACCGGTTGTGCAATCCAGCGTTTGGCCTGATCACTGTACATCCACACCAACGGTCTGTTGAAATCAGGACCAGTGCGTGTAACGTATACCGTGTCACCCGACACGAACGGAGACGTGTCAGTCGGGATGTCATCAACTGGAAGAAATTCTGTTACTACCCAGTTGGTACCATTAGAACGGAAAATAGGTCTTGCTTGTAGTGATGCATCTTCAACGTATTCTCCAGCCGCACCAACAGCCGGTAACCCATCAACGATAGGAACTTCAATACGATTGAACACCGAGCCGTCAAACTCATAGATTGAAGTTTTAGAAGCCTGTGGTTCTTTGGTAATGTAAACACCATGGATGTCGGCAGCCTCTCCTGGGACGATCCAGAAGTACCTACTGAAGTTCATGTGTTTATCGTAATCGATAGGCGGGGTCCAGGCGTAGAAATCTGTTTCGAAGATTCGGTTGGGGTCGTCAACTAATCCACCGTTTGCAGCTATCTGACCGATGAGGTCGTTATAGAATGCCGCACTCTCACGCACCAGGAAGGCTGGCTCGATGTAGGTGGCACCAATAGACAGCTGATACTTCTGACGCAGTGGTGTGGATTCGTGGAGCAACGGCGTGCGTTCCAAATCCAGCGGCGTGAGGAGATCACCCGTTCCAATGTAGCCCAAATGGAAGTCAGCATTTTCGGGCTCATACATCATATCGTCCGCAACGTAAGTTTCCTGATCGTTGTGAGGAGTCTTCAGATAGTCTGTGTATGAGGTAAATGCTCTACGCTGTTTTGCCATCCATATGAACCTTATTATATAATATAGGATTATTTACTAATTTTCGAGCCTGACAAACAGCATAATCCATATGAACTATATAAGTTCAAATGGATTATTTTTCAAGGAAATTTAATATTACCCTAATGTACAGGTTTTCAACTCGGCATCCGTGAGGCTAGTTACGATTTTTACATCATCAGCACTGGCGGCGGAGGCAAACAACTGATCTGGTTCCGAGCGTACTTGGAACATGGCACCAAACCGTTGGTCGTTAGATTTTGGCACGATTACCACGGACTGAATATCCGGGTTTAGTTCCTTATGGATGAACGCTGCCAGCTCAGTGAAGTAAAATACCTCACCGAAGTCCCAGTTCGTTGCTTCAAAGAATGTGTTAATCGCTGACAGAACCCTTAATCGAATGTTATTCTCACTAACCTGCGATCCTGCGGTCTGTACCACCTTGAAAGTAGCCTGGAGTTCAGGTATTGCCTGCTCTCCAAACAACAGTAAGTATCTGGAGGAGTGGAAAATAATCGCATCACTCATAGTTTTGAAGTCGTCAAAATCCTGGAACTGCGTGCGTAGCGTTTCCGAGGTCGGTGCTTCAGGCATTGTGGTAAGCGGTTCGTTATTTGCCAACCACGAACGAATCTGAACGTCGTAAAGTGCCGTCAGAATATAAACGTCCATTACGTTCGACACAGATGGGTCAATCCTCACGGAATCCGGCGAATAGTGAACCCATTTGAATGACAAATCATCCCTACCTATTCTGTATTGGAACTGACTCTGATCAATAGCTACTTCCCATTCACCCTCAATATGGGTTGTCTGATTAGTACCGTTCGCTATCAACCACTGTGCGGTCGTCTGGTCGTAGTGGATATCTCCACTAACATACGGGATTGTTTTACACGGTGTTGCTGGTGCGCTGGTGAAGTAAATCACTTTCGTCTTGATTGGGTCGCCAGCAATCGGGTATCCACTAACGTCATCAGAACCCTGGAACCCATAAGTTCCTTTCGGTGAGGTGAATTCGTTTATCGGCTGCGGGACTGTAAATCCCTGTTGGTCAACCAGTCTCCACAGAACCAAGTCGGTAACCCCATCCTCAATTACAAAATCACTGAATAAGAATGGGTTATCATAGAATCCGGAGTTGTCCAGGTCAGCCGGTGTTACGAAAATACCATCAGTATTGACATATCCGTCCGGGTACCGCAACACATCGGATACAAACAGGTCGTTTCCGGTGCTTGAAATAAATGCTGGATCATCAGCCACGCATATCCTACGTTGGCTGTCCCTTGTTTCGTTGCAATCCAGGATCGTAACGGTGTCATGCTCCACCACGCCGGTCTCGGGGTTCAATACCGCCGAGTTATTGACGAAGAAGAAGTCAACCTCACGTGCCGACTCCCAGAAGAATCCAAAACCACGGTCGGTGATACTCCAGATATCTTCACCGATGCCGCCAGGAATGTATTCAAGCATGATCATCCATGATGCGTCAAGACCAGCACCGGAGGTATCATTCTGATTCGTAAGACTAAACGGAGATGTCTTGTCCAGATTTTCAAAGGTTATAATGTTCCAAGTCGAGGTCACATAGTCCCATGAAACACCGAAATCAAGTTTCAACAACACCATCTGCTCAATATTTGCAAGCTCAGTACCATTGAAAATAGTACGCATTGCTGGTAAAACAGTGTCAACCGAATCCAGGTCTTGCACGATATCACGGAGAATAATCGAACCGGCACCTGTGCCGTCATCGACGATGCGGTCTACGTATGCGTTCACACCGAGACCAGTTGTTACGACCGCATCAACATCAACGTATTGTAAGTTGGTGGTGGTGTTTCCAGTCCCTACCGGAAGTATGTTGGATGCGTTGTCCTTGATGTTACCACGAGATTCGTCAGCGACAATGGCATTTTCAGCCCAAGAGTATGGTTGAAGAATGAGATCGCCATTACCATTCAACCGGGTGTCTGCGTTGGTGTCATCAAACGTTATTGGAGGATAATCATTAACATACAACACTTCTTTATCGGGTTTTGATATAAGAGGCGCTATGGAATTGTTTATTAACGTGTCAATAGGCACGATGGCAATGTCTGCGGATACCTGGGTGTTAGTAATAGTGTTGTCCTTATAGAACCTACCATCGTCGGCCATAACTTTGACATTCTGGTACAGGCCGGTCGGATCGGTGAGCTTAGAGAAGCGTGAGTGTCCGGCATAAGTCCGGTTCACGACCTTAACCTTTTGAATGGCATTGTCTTTTAGGAAGAATGCATTGTAATCCTGGCCAGTAACCATGCGGTTCTGGGTGTAGAAAACCCTGTTTGCACGGGTTCTGATATCAAAGTTGGATTCAGTCGCTGCTGCGTTCACCAACTGATCCTTGAGGGAGAACGTCACCGACAAGTAATAAATCACGTCATTGAAAACATACGGGATGGTTATCAGCTGGTTTTGTATCGCATCGGGTTTGATCACCTGTGGCTGCGCATTCGCCGTGCGGTACCAGAACCTAAACAACCCCTGTGGAATCGCTCCGAACTTACCATCACCAAAGCGGATTCTTACGGTGTCGCCAAGTAATGTATCAATCTCATAAATCGTCTTGGAGGAATCTGTGTCGGCGTCAAATGAAATTCCTTCACCGAAAACATCGTCAACCTGCGTCCAGTTTGTAAGGACGTTACCACCAGAGTCGATTTCCTGTATAAAGAAGTCATCGTTGTTGATGTTCGGGACATCAATATTGACCACACGAATAATGAGAGGGTCAACAAATTCAATGTCTTGGAAAACAATATTACCCTGGACTACTTCCAGGAAAAAGCCGGTCCCGTCTGATGCAAGTCCCTTACCATCCTGGACATATACTGTGTTGTAAGCATTTGTATCATTAGGAATATTTTCTTCAATCGCACCAGTGTCCTTATTCAACAACAGGTTAATGGTATCAAATGTGAGTGACACACCATTCACACTGGTGGAAAACGGATATGCTCCACCCTGCGGGGCTAACGAGTTGAACACATACTGGTCTTTTTGTATACCAGAATTCTGTGAAGTGACCAGCGGCCTGCCGAACTGTGTGCGACGGGTGAACGCTGAATTCATAATCAGGATGAACTGTTCGAGCCAATCTTCATTCCTGGGGTCATTCCAAACGATATCCGAGTTCTGAATATTGATCCCATTAGAATCAGTGATGGGTTGGTCTGTCCTGATGGTGTCAATGCGCACAGGTCCGCTTGCAGAGGTCACACGGTTGACCTTGAAGGCCACGTTCTCTGCAAGCTTGATAAGGCTGTCACGGCGTTCTGCGGTGGCTAGGAAGTTCTCCCTGGCATTCAGGTCAATACGGAAAGCGATGTTCTGGGACAACCACGCCAAAACCTCGACTTTCATTATAAATTCTGATGAGGCAATCCAGTCGTTAAACTCTTCCGGGAAGGTTTGCTGTAAATGGTCCATGATCGCTTGAACCAGATTATCGAAATCGTAGGCTCTAAAGTCAACGTTTTCAATAGCTTGATATATCTGAATCCAATCTTCTGAGACGAATAGTGTATTCTGTCTGCTTATTACGTTTGCCATTATTACTGCGCCTCAAAGATTGCTGCAAAGTTAAGTATCATATCGAATTCAAGAACTTTTAGCTTAATATCTAGTCTAATGCTGTGAATGTCAAGATCAACTGCTGATTCCATCGTTAGTAACTGTACCCGAGGGTCTCCTAAAATAATCCGCTCAGCGTCTTGCACTATCAACGCCTCTGTGCGAGAATCTGATAAGTCAAACAGGAGATCATGTATTACGGAACCATAATTAGGTCGCATACGACGTTCGCCCAACCGGGTGTTAAACTGATTGAGCAAATCCTGCTGTACTAAATCAATATCGAACAGACCGGTATTTATACCTGTATTTGCCACTGAGGAAAAACCCCGGTAAAGTGCTGCTGTCATATTATTTTCCTAAAAAGTTCGCCTTATGGTTGAAACCGGTATAACATGGGTCCATTGTTAATATTTACTAAAGGATTCTATTAAGATTTCACAAACTATCCGCTCCGAGGAGGAGTTCACATGACTAAAGCTGTTTCCATGGATGATTTCATTCAAAACTACAGAGTACTACTCACAGAACAGGAAGAAAATGATCTCTTTGACTTATGGGAAAAAACAAAGAGTGATAAGGTTCTACTTCAAATCGTTGAATCCTATTCTCCTATTATCCAGCGATGCGTTCGGGAAGTCTCCGGGTACAAAGCCAATCCCGAGGACTTGCGCAGCGAGGGTGTTGTTGCCATCATCGAGGCTGCCAAGCGATTTGACCGGACTCGTGGTAGGTTCTCCACCTACGCCAAACGTTGCGTCAAGGGGATCATGCTGGGTTACATCACCAAGAACTACTTCCCCGTGAACGTGTGTACGAGTCATGGGAAGAAGAAGTTGTTCTATGCGATCCGTAAGATGGTTGCCATCACCCTTGTCAAGAAAGGTAAGTTTGACATGACCAGGGATATTGCACTCAAACTTTCGGAAGAGTATGGAGTCGAAGAAAAGATTGTTTTCAGCCTCTACGATATGATCAGACGACCGTTCATCTCACTATCAGACAGCATAGGTTCGGCAGGGTTCGATTCCGACCATACTGTTGAAGAACATATGGCTTCACTCGAACCAGATGTTGACACTGCTGCGGAGTTATCCGATATTATTGTGCATCGTAAGATTATAACCAATGCCATGGATCAGGTGCTCGACGAACGAGAACGAAGGATATTCACCTCTCAGGTTCTCATACATCGTGAGGATAGGATTATCCTGGAACGACTGGGTGAAGAGTTCGACATATCGAAAGAGCGTGTTCGGCAGCTCAGAAATTCAGCCTACGATAAGGTGCGGGCTGCGATCATAGAAGCGGTCGGTCCATCACCGGATATGTTTTAGGTTGAAGTAACCTCACTATCTGCTGCGGAGAAGAACTGTTCAAGTTCTTGTCTGCGGCGGGTGTTGAGCCCATCGTTGAACTTACCACCTGAACGGTTGAACCGCATCCAGTTTTCAGGAACCTCCTGGATGTTGCCCTCATTAAGTTTACGCAGTAGTGTGCTTTTTGAAAAACTATTTACGCCAATATTATACGCCAGTGACACCATAGCATCGAACTGTCCCTGTGTTACCTCAACCTCAACGTTGTCACGAACCCCCTTTTCAAATTTCAACAAATCTTTATCAAATAGACGGGTTGCTTCTGCTTCTGATATTTGTAACCTACCATTAGTCCGGTATAGTTCCTTTATGAAGGCTTTATCAACAACAACACCATTAATAATATCACCAACTATAATGTTATGACCATACCCAATAGCCCACGTTTTACCTGCATCCAGGTAAGCAGTCACTGTAATTAATCCTTCTTTAGTATGCAGGAACTGCTTCAGCCTATCCGATGCGACAAGACCTTCTACTGGCTCTAATACCCCTTCAGCCAGTGGTGTAGAGTCGTAACTAGGCGTTTCTCCAATATTATTAGAGGTATATTCATTACCAACGTTAACAGTAGGTTCAGAGTTTCCAAATATTCTACCGACGATAGTTAGTGGCTTCGGCGAGTTCGGTATTGATGATCCTGCCCTGGTTTCTATTTCGGCATTTTCATCAACAAATCCATTAAATCCAAGTGTTGATTTGATACGTCCACCCCATGGTTGGTGTTGTGGAACAATCGGTGCAAGAGCTGAAAGAGTTGCTTCGGGCTCCTGTCCTAGTGCTATTTCTTCATCTGATGGTGGTGGTGTTACTGTATTAAGTTCCGGTATTGTGGCAGTACCTGCGGGACTAGCAGGGGATGCCGCTATTGCCGGTGTTCCTGCTCCGGAGTTCATGAAAATACCAGCTGGTGCGGTTTCACGGTATGCACCGAGTGCCTTCACATCTATATTAGAAGCTTCTTCTGAGATACTGAGACCGGAGAGACTGATGTCGGCTCCTGAAGAAACTCTGTAACCAGACGCTGCCGTAAAGTTAATACTGGCACCAGAAGACACTTTATATTCACCACCGACTGACATATCAAAACTACCAGCAGATGAAAAGTTTGCAGAACCAGAAGCGTTTATAGAATAACTACCAGCCTCAATATTTTTATTACCATATCGCTCGTTGCTGGTTTTAGCGATATCCATAGTATGGTTTCCGCCAGCTTTGAAATTAAGATCACCAACGGCTTCAATATTAACAGCACCACCAGCGGTAAAGTTAAGATCACCTTCAAAATGGAATGAGCCCGACCCTGCGCCATATACGTGCATGTCACCATCGTCTTGCATCTCTATCCACACCTTACCCTTGGCTGTGGAAATGTAAATGAATGCTTCATTGGGGGCTTCACCAGTAAGTCCACCATCATTGAAGTACAACTGTGAGCCAGCCGATGTACGCAGTCTGATACCCTGGTGGTCTGGGTGATCATCCATAACAAACTGATGTCCATTAGAACTAAGACCGAGATATCTACTACGTGATCCCGCCTCAGCGGGCGGTTTACCAACCGGAGTGTCGTCAAATTTATCACCGGTTGTTGCATTTACGTTGTGCTTTTCAGAGTCGTAGTCCCACCCTGGAGATTTAAGACCAGTCACATATGACGGAGATTCACGGCGTGAGCTAGACAGTCCAGCACCACGGAAGGTATCATTTATCAAACCAGAAATGAGAAGATTAGCTAGGTACGACCGGGCTGGGTAAACATCTTCGAATCTTCTGGTTGCCCCTACTACACCAGAAACATCACGGGTTTTCTCAAGTGTTGGTATAAGTGCAGCCTCTGAGATTTTCCGACCACCAAGTGATTTAGCCAGAACTTCTGGGTCCATTGCATCTTGACCAACACCGACTATAGCCGGTGTAGATATATTGCTATAATGTTTTGGTACCGCTCCTATCCAGTACGCACGTGCGATGTCGCCATGCGAAAATAAGATACCTACTTGATCACCGATTCTGGGATTTGCCCAAAACCCGTATGATGAAACATCACCGTCACCATACGCTTTACGTCCGTTGGAATCTTTAACACGGTTTCCGTCCGATCCAAAGAAAGGCATGAGTGGCGAACATTGAATCCAACCGAGTCTTTGTTCTTGATTAAACTCTATCTGTCCTGTTTTTCTGTCAGGTGCTGTTCCGTCCGTCGGTACAGAACCTTCATTAAGACGCTTTCCGGAGAATGCAGGGATGTACACCCATATCTGACCCATACGCTGGTCATCAGCATCATCCATTACGGTTCCGATGTAGAACCCCATTCCTTGTTGTTCCGGTGCGGGGGTGTTCCTATTACCAGAAGCTACATTGCGAACTATATCGCCGATGCCGTTGCTAAAAGAGTTACCATTATTCATTATTGACCACCATTACCACGTATTGTAAGGCCATTAGTAATAACAATCACATCACCTGTTACGTTATTAAGTGAGCCAGCTCCTGGGGCCGCATCACCAACTTGCTTAGGTGGTGCCTGTAAAGCATTCGGTGCTATTTGAGATGTGCCCGGTGATATTCCATCTGATGCCGTTTTATCACTAAGAGTTGAACCGATTATATCTTCAAACGTAATACTTTCTTCAACATAATTCAAGTGGTTAAGTTTATACCCATTGATTATCTGTGTGAAACTACCACCAGAAAACGTGCTGGTCACTCGTGATACGCCATAAAACCCACCCATTACATTTGGATTTGGTTTACGTTGTGAACCATCATAATAATCAGGATTAGCATAGTCCCTCTGATGCGGGGCTTTGATATTTATGAAAATTACACTATCCGTCTGGGGGCGTATCATTGGAGATAGTTGCTCTACCCTATTCATGTCATTAGATGCATAAGGCGATAATAACCACAGCGGGTCTCCACGGACATGGAGGTTATCTATCTGCTGCTGATCATTAGCCAACCAATCTTTCATCTCTCGCATATACGTGTTCTTACGTGCTGCTAGTATGGCTCCTTCACTGGTTATACCACCATATGAATATTGGTCCGGTGCTATTGATTTACCGCCACCAAGCACACCATATGGGGTGAGATTATTATTAGCAGCAGTCTTAGCTGCTACACTACCGTCACCCAATCTTGTCTCAAACCTAGCATCATTAGTAGTAACACCGGTCAGTGTTGAACCGATCTGTGTTTGTACAGCCTCCGCAAAAACCTGAGCACCAGACTTCTGTAGGTTTTCTACCTGTTGTGCTGATGAACTAGCAACACCTACGCCTTTAGTACCCGGAAAATCCTGACTACTATCAAGAGATTCTGTGAAAAAGGCTTGTAAATTTATACCAAAATCCAACACTTCAGTATTAGACGATGCATTATAATAATCATATTTGCGTACTATCGCACCAAGACTTTGCATCTGTTTCACTCGTCTTATCTGAGCTTCTACAGCAGTATACTCACCAACCGATTTAGCCGAGTATGATCCCTTTTTAAACGATACAAACGGTTCGATAATAATCTGAATTTTCATATTACTATAATCGCCGACCTCATCGTTTGGTACACCATACACCACATTGAACCGTGTGGTAAAATGGGTTCGTGGTCTCACGAACTGACTATTATCATATTCAGATGTCCTGGCTATAAACAACTCATGCACGTAGGGTAAATCACCCAATGCGGCGGTCAATATCGTTAGTATGTCTATATCCTTACCACCAGATATCAGCGATCCGGAAGCACTTTCTTTAAGATACGATTTCTCCAAAGCCCAAGCATCAGCGTAAAACGTAGCGGCTCTCAGTGCCTCCGGTGCTATGATTTCAAACTCACGTGTTAATCCTGAAGGTCTAGTGACCCCCTGAGTAGTTTCCTCACTACGTCTCTTTGTTAGATTTTTCTCAAAGTTATCTAAGAACCCACCAAACGTATTGGATTCTCCTGCAAAAACAGTTCCAGCGTCGGTAACGAAGTCTTCAGCACGCAATATACTGGCAGCGGATGGTGCTATGTTTATTTCATATACTGTCCCGGTGTTTGTGACCTTAGCTTCCAGTTTGGTTATAGTTACGTAATACGTCAGAAATGGTATTCTTTTCCCCTTACGTGTATCCATGTCTATAACAGGTTCCCACCTACCAGTAGTTGGATCGTATCCAGAAAAACTTATATCAAGCCTATACAATATGCGACCAATATTTATTTTTTCATAGCCGAGTTTTGCTCCGAGTGATTTTATATCATCATTGAACCTAAACCCGCCCGGTTCTGCTAACACCATCTTACCACTAATCATAGATGAGATGCCCGGATTTTTATTAGTTGGTGCGTTGAAATTCTCAATAACCAACTCTTGTATAGAATAATAGTTGCGGTCGGAGACATCAACTGCTTCATAGGTTGGTTCATAATCTGCCTGCCTAAGAGCATTAAGTTGTGCTGTTATATCACCAGCACTACCAGTTACACCAGGAGGTATTGGGGCACCAGGGGTTCCAGGAGGAGCTATACCATTGTATATATTATTACGCCTGCCTTCCCGTTCGTTCCTGGCATTAATATCAATCACAGCGGTATCATTATTAAACGCACCACCAGTCGAAGCCAAGATTACTGCTTGTCCGGCTTTCAACTCACTTACGAGGTCTCTCTGTTTTTGATCATTATCTAATGGTATAGCCTCTTGTATGCTAATCGTTTTACCTTCAGGGATCATAGAGAATACAATATTATACTGTACATTGAGGTAATCATTGAGAACGTTTTCTGCTACACCCCCTTCACCTTCTGCTTGTTTAGCGGCACCAATATTCAATTTAACCGCACTTGCAGCCGAGCAAAACACCTTACTAGTTCCATCGTAATCTTTGAAACCTCGTGATGCATGTTCTACAAATTCTGATTTATTTCTGCGTCTCTCACCACCGCATGTACCGGCAGATGGGCTTATCGCTGAATTTGATTTGGTCAACTGTTTGTACATATCGGAAGCGATAACACCAAGACCGGATGAAAGATTACCAAGACCGGAGGCAGCGGAGTCTCTAACAATGGCGGCGGGGCTGGCATTTTTACCCGTCTTTGTAGATTTAGGAGCAGCATCATCTATCTTACTAACTGCTGCTTTCTCCGCTTTTTTCTTAGATTTTTTTATCGTACTTTCGAGGTCAAACCCACTCATATTAACGTTCTCACATAAGTGGTGTCCGGGATTATTAACGCACGCCCGAACGTGAGATCAAAAACTGGGTCTTGTAATCCATTACGAACCGGAATAATCCAGAATAAATCTTCTGATCCATACAAATCCATAGCGAGTATATCGGGGCGATTAACGTACCTCTCGTTATTCAATATGGTAACTTTATCAAACGGATGTGGTGCCACCGAGCGGTGGATATAATACGTCATAAACTTCCCATTGATACTGGTAAAGTTGTACGGCGATTCGGAGTTATAGTCTGGGCTGTAAGCAGTCATTATCTTCTTCTCCTATGGAATCCACCACGATCCTTAAGCATAGCACCCGAGCGGTATTCATCCAGCGACCAATCTAACCAATAGGCTGGTGTGTGTTGTACTATCAGACTAATGGCTGAAACCTCAAACTTCATAGGCATCCAGGTGTATGGTCCAGTGGTAGGTGATCTACTGGTTATCATTGTTCGTGATGTATATTCTGTTGACCCTGGCTCCGGTATACCCACGTAATCTATATCGTTCGGGAATGTCCAATCTGCCTTTTCCATAAACACTGGAACTCGATTGAATGCATAATTTCCATATGCACTGAACCACATTGGTGAAGGTGGTTTTCCGGAGCCACTCCTGCCAAAATCCATATTACTGTATGATCTAAGGAAATGTAAAACAGACAATGCGTATATTGCATTATCAAACGTGTCGCATGTCCAAACGCAGTTTGTTAATGAAAGCCTCACGTTTGCTGTGTTTTTATAGAAATGGTAAGACTCATTCGAATGAGTTAACTCAACGGCATCGTAGTTGACCTGGACATTTTCACTGATTGATGGATTGTAAGGGAACACCAATCCACCGGTCATAAAAGTCGGCCATAATGCGTTATCACGTTTCATCCCGCTACCGGACGAGTTAACACCAGCGGTTGTGCTGATATCAATAGTCAGGGTTCCGCTTTCATCCCTTCTTAAATTTTCACCGGGTTTTGTTGACGGCGGAGCAGGATTTACTGGTGAACCAGCAGCAACAGAAGCTGCACCAATATCTGCGAAATCAAACGGTACCAATCTGGCTGCTACTTGCTCAAAAGCAAACGATGGTTCTTTATCATTATCGTCTATCATATCAAAATCTCTGGTTATCTGAATATTTATCTAAATCCAGACTTGAATTCTATGACAAAAATAACAACATTATAACCAACGCTAAAAATAATAAAGCATATACTAACATTGAGAGAGAGATTATCATGGCAGTTAGGAAGAGGAAGCCCAAGAATTACGTTAACAATGCTGATTTATTGACACAGATTCAGCTCAGTAAGGACACCCAGGAACAAAATCCGGAGTTTACCCCGGCACAATGCCTCACGGGTGAGCTTGTGAAGATGCTGATCATGCTCGTTGATCGGTACTCACAGAAGGCAAACTGGAGAAATTACACGTACTTAGATGACATGAAGGGCGAGGCGATTGCTTCTCTGTGCCAGAATGCTCTTAAGTTCAAACCGGAGAAAAGTAACAACCCATTTGGGTACTACACCCAAATAGTTACACATTCTTTTCTCACTTTCCTTGAAAAAGAGAAAAAAGTGCGTAAAATACGTGATGACCTTCTTGAACGCAATGGGTTTACCCCATCGTTCACAAGGCAGATCGAGAATGACGAACAGGCTCGTATCAGCCGGGAGGACCGTGCCATTACCCATGACGAGGTAGTGGAGAAACCCGACTTACATGGTGGAACCGATGAGTACACAGATCACACGTAATGATATAACCGACGCTCTGAA